GCTCTTGCCGTCGATGTAGGCGGCTACAGAGCCTTCAAGCGACTGGCCCGCCTTCACGGTCGAACCGACCCGTGGCGCGGCTGCTGGTTTCGCCTGCGGCAAGATGATCACGCCTTTGGCGCCGCTGTCGTTCATGAGCTGACGCACGGCGGCGATGTCGCTGGTCTTGTTGCTGTCGATCTTCACCTTGACGTAGTTGCCAGGCACGATCAGCGGAATTTCAGCCGGGTCAGTCGATGCGTCGATTTCAATGAAGCCCGGGGCGTGGGTTGCGTTGTAGCTGACCCCGGTGTCGTCGCTGATCAAGAACCCCGCTTTGGAGTTGACGTCGCTCCAGGTGTGGTGGGTCAGCGCGCCGATGCTGTAGACGCCGTTCCCGAAGTCCTTGAAGTTGTGATAGTGACCGCTGAACACGCGGTTATAGCCCAGGCTCGCGAGCCACGCGTTGTCCAGGCCGTGGTCAGGCAGGCCCGGGATAACGCCGTCGACCGGTGCGTGAATCAGCAGGTCTACTTCGGTGCCGCCAAGAATGCTTGCGCGGACTTTCACGCCCATTGATTCAATCGCAGCCTTCAGCTCTGGGACTTTGTCATGCCACGGGACGACCACCACAACATGGTGGGTGCCCAGGGTGATGATGCGCGGCTCGTTCACGACGGTGCAGCCGATGCTCTCAAGGGCCGTGACGGCGCTCCCGAGACGGGTGCTGTTCTTACCCTCAAGGTCGTGATTGCCCGCGTTGATGATCACGTCGAAGCCTTCCTCGACCAACTTCTTGTAGAGGTCAACGGTAGGGTTCAGCACAGAAGGGGCGATTTTGCCGCGAACGTGAAACAGGTCGCCGCCGTGAAATAGGGTCTTGCCGCCAGCGGCCTTGATGGCTTGAGCCGCGCGGTAGGTCTCGTCGAGGATAACTTGTAGACGGGAGTTCACGCCGTCTGCGTTATCGACCGCGAAACTGTTCCATGCGTGATTGTGCGAGTCTGAAATTAATGCGTAGGGAATGCGGGACATTGTCGGTTCTCCAGTGCGCGAAGGGTGCGCTGCGTCGTGCAATTGTATTGAGCCCGGGTTGGACTAGTTAGCGAACTTTCATGGAACGTGCGATGTGCTTCTCGATGATCCCAGGGTTCAGCTTGAACCGGGTCAGCGGCAAACCGCGCTGGCGGGAATCACCGAAGTGAGCGAACGAGTGGATGCCAAAGAAGTCGTCGATGTTGGTGATCCAGAACAGACGCTCTTTACCAGACTTGCACGCGATGCCCACGGTGGTGATTCCACGGTCTTTGATCAGGTTGAGGGTCGACAGGTCAAGAGTCCAGGCGTGTTTTGCTTGAAAAACGTCTCGCCTTTTTCTGTGCGCCAAATACATCGCTTTGCCATCATCAAAGTAATAAAACGCCCCATAATGACGGTGGTTTACGGTATGCGGGAACGTTTTCATTACCACTCTCCAAACACAATACCAGCCTGCTCTCGCTGCTCTTGCGCGATCTTTTCAGCTTTGGTCAGGGTTCTTTGATGTCTGTCTTCCTTAGAATTATGAATCGCGGCTTGCTTTATTTCCTCGTCGCGCTTCTTTTGCGCCAGTCGCCATTTGCCCTTGGCTGCTTTGGGCTCTTTTTCGAAATACCGGCGGGTGTCATAATCACGTTCGCGTAGTTCGCGCTCGTCCCACTTGTCGCAGGCTTTTCTGTCGAAGTTCTTCATCACCAGCCCCCATACCCAAGCTGTTCACGTTCGGCTTCGATTGCAGCGCGCTCAGCGTCAGCTTCCAGCTTATTGACCCTGTTGCGCTCGATCTGCTCTGGCGTCATTACGGTTGCAGCGTGCGACCGCTGGCTGCTTTTATACTGCTCTACAAGCGCTGATTTTCCAGTTTGACGGCCGGAAAGAATCGACAGCTCACCATGTCTAAAACCTCCCGTTGGGACCCTGTCGAGTATTTCCGCCATCGACGTCTTCCCAACCTTTGCGAACGTCTCAGACAGCGAGGCAAAAGCTCTCGTTGTTTGCGCTGTAGCTGAAGCGACCTTAGCGAACCCCCCAATCGCTGGCCCTTCCGGCCCAGCTTCCATTTTTGCGACTTCATCCCAGATTATAAAGTCTGCATTTATGCCGGTGACGCCTGTCAGCTCATCGACTACAAACGCTGGCTTGAGGGGTCGCCCCTCCATTCGGATTGACGTATCACGAACCATGAATGGCAAATCTTTTGGAAGATTATCACCTAAAAGAATCGACAGTATATTCGCAGCGCTTGGCGTTCTAATAGTGAACTCTGGCGGCAAAGCTGACGGCTTGCTCGCGCTAACACGGCCTTTTCGCTTCGTCTCCCGGCGATCCCACGCTGCTTTAATTTCCTGACCTTTCACCATTCACCCCAACTGTCTTTGTAGAGTTCGGCCCGCTGCTCGTTTTCAGTAGCGGCCTTTGCCACCAATTCCATTTCACCCTTGAGTCTTGAAGCGCCGCTGTCAGTCAGTCGCGGGGAAAGACGGTATCCGCCTTTTTCCTTGCTGGCCCGCAAGTGCTGACTGATCAAAGCGTCGACCTCTTCAGTGAAGAAGTTCTCGCCGCTCTTCATCTTCTCATCACGTATCCAGCGCAACCAGCCGGGGTCGATCTTCAGGATTTCCCTGACAGTCTTTGTCTTGTGTCGGCCGAATTGCACCTTGTCGTCGATTGAGAGCATGGTTTCCTCCTTCAATAAAAAGCCCGCGACTCTGCACGGGCTTTATTGTCGCAAGTGGGGTTAGGACAGGGCGAGCTTCGCCAGTTCTTTTTGCAGCCCATTTTCGTTGATGTGCTGGGCAAGCGGCTTGTGGTTATATTTCTTGCCGTCGAGCGGCCAGAGAATGTAGTTCCCCTCTTTGGTCAGCTTGCCCTTATGCACCAGCATCGCGATGGTCGAGAAGGCCATGTTGAATTTCAGGTTGCCGTTCTCGTCGAACTCCATGCGCTGCTCTGCAACACGGAAAGGCTGTGTCAGTTTCGACTTGACCACTTTCGCCTTGATGTTCTGGCCTACGAACACCTTCTCGTCTTTCTTGTCACCAGGGGCGAACAGCTTTTCGCGGCTCAGGGCAATACGGATGGTCGCGAAGAACTCCATTGCAGAGCCACCCGGAGTTGTGGTCGGGTCGCCGAAGCTCACGCCCGGCTTGGTGCGAATCTGGTTCAGGTAGAGGAACGTCGCGTTGTTCTCTTCTGCGATCTGAGCCATCACCTTGAGCGTTGTCGAAGTCACCCGGGCCAGGGCCGTGGTGTCGTTCATGTTCAGCTCGTCCATGTTCTTGTCGATAGACGAATTCGGGATTGCCGAGGCAATCGAGTCGAACACCCACAAGATAGGCGCGTCGTCTGGGATAGCCTTAGAAGCGCGGATCAGGCGCACAGCTTTCGCGGCCTTGATATTGCCCTCTTCCCAGGTGCGGGCCTTGTTGTAGAGCCAGAACGGCATGTCGGTATTGAGACCCATGGTGACGGCGAGGTCTTGGCTGAACGACCGTTCCCAGTCGGTGAACCCAGACACACCACCCATACGTTGAGCCTCGATCAACCACTGGGCCGCTAGGGCCGTTTTACCAGCAGACGACGGCCCGAACATTTCTACCAGACGACCGAACGGCAGACCGCCGTCTGGGCGCCCGCTGATGCAGTCGTTCAGCTCGGGCGAACCGGTGTCGATAAACTGCGTCACCGACGAAGCGGAAGCGTTGGCGCCGATTTCACCCAGAAGTGCAGCGGCGAGCGCTGCGGTCGAACCAGTTGGTTTAGCCATGGTGTTTCTCCTACTTGCGGAATGGAGCAATGAATGTTTCGAAGTCACGCATGATCGACAGGAACGAGTGCTCTTCGCAGAACTCGCGAAAGGCTTGCTCGTTGAGTCGACCCGGGTCGAACTTGATGTCAGCGCGGTCAGGGGAGCGCGGCTTGATCAACTGCATGATCAGAAGGTTGCGCTTGAACGCGGCGCGGCCTGCGGCAGATGCCAGGTTGATGTGCGCTTTCTTCTTCGGCTTGAACTCGCCGCTGTCGACCATTCTCCAGAAGTTGCGCACGCTACCGAATTCAGCGATGAACAGCGGGGCGCCCTTCTCGCCGATACCGCCGACACCGGGAATGTCGTCTGAACCGTCGCCGGACAGGCATTTGCCCTCAAGGAACCCATACGGCGTGCGGTAGCCGACCTTGTCCATCAGGTTGTCGAGGCGGTAGATTTTCGCGTCGTCGTTCATGTCGCGAACCATAACGCCATGGCGAACGAGCTGAATCCAGTCGCCGTCACCGCTGATCAGCTCCAGCTCTGCTTCTGGGTCAGCGCGCTTGACGTTGCCGACGATGATACCGGCAAGGTCGTCTGCTTCGTCATGCGCGGCCATCATCTGGCGGATACCCAGCAGGCTCAGCCCTTTCCAGATAATCGGCCGTTGAATGTTGAAAGCGGAGCGGTTCGCGTCCCGGCGTGGGTCGGGCAGGTTGCGCTTCGATTTGT